ATGCGGCCTGTATCGATCACACGGTTTCGCGCCGAAATCGACACGCTCTACTCGCCCCCTCGGCGGGCCAAGGCGACGCGTAAGCAGATCGCCCAGGTTCTTCGGGAGTTCGCCGAGCTGCCGGGCGTCAAACGCACGTCCGACCTGAATCCGGCGACGATAGCCCGGTGGATGGACGCGCATCCCGGGCGGACCGTCGTGCGGACGAAGTCGCTGCTGGCCACTTTCCGAGCCGCGTGCAAGTACGCGGTCTCGCAGAACTACATCTCCACCAACCCGTTCGACTTCTGGAAGCCGAACGAGTGGATCCGCGACGACGCCGAAGACCGGCCCCGGTCGACTCGGCCCGTCCGGCACAAGTCGGCCGCCGACCTCGGTCGCGTCCTCGACCAGGCCGACCGCGAGGCTGTGCGGGGTTGGGAGCAACGTCGGCTGCAGGCGCTGGTGTACACCTATGCATTCACCGGCATGCGGGCCGGCGAGGCGATGCACCTGTACGTCTCGGAGATCGACCTCGACGCCCGGGTTTTGCAGATCGCGGCCAAGCCCGGTTGGCGGCCCAAGACGCTCAAGAGCGCCAAGCCGATCCCAATCGCCCCGCCGCTGGCCGAGGTCCTGGCGAACTGGCTCCCCCACACCGGATCGGCCTGGGCGTTCCCGACGCGCAAGCTCGACCGGCCCTGGACGACCGGCGGTCCCGGCTACCGTCCGCTCGACGCGGTCAAGGAACTGGGTCGGCGAGCCGGGGTCGAGGGGCTGACGATCCTGGGCTTCCGCAAGTCGATCGGCACCCTCGCGAAAGCGATGGGCATCAGCCAGCTCGAGCGGAAAGACCTGCTAAGGCATACCTCGGTCGAGACCGGGGATTACTACGACGAGGACGATCTCGACCTCCTCAAGGCGACGATCGCCAAGATCCATTACCCCCGCCATCAGGCGGGATGAACCGACGCGCGCCCCGGCCGGCCGCGCGTCGGCCGGGGCTCCCCTGACCACTCCAATCAGGAGACCCGGATATGAACAAAGCTATCCAGAGCGGGCCCGATTACAGCAGCGCCGACCTGACCCGGGCCGACTTCCGGGGCCGGGACCTGCGGGGGGCCACCTTCCGGGGCGCGTACCTCCGAGACGCCGACTTCCGGGGAGCGGACTGCCGGGGGGTCGACTTCCGCGGGGCGGACGTCTCCCGCGTCAGCTTCCAGGGGGCCGACCTCCGGGGGGCCAACTTCAACCAGGCCAGCCTCGTCGGGTCGAACTTCCGGGGGGCCGAGACCGCCGGGGCGGAGTTCCTGGGGGCCGACCTGGATCGGACCGCGTTCGATGCGGACGGGGCGAAAGGAGGTGCGGCTTGAACGCCCCGCCCCCGCCGCTCCCCCGCCTGCGTCCCGGCGACCGCGTGCGGTTCCGGAACGCCCGGTGGGGCGAGGACGCGAGTCTCGAATACGAGGTCCGCGACGTCCTCCCACCGGAGGGGGAGACCCGGCTGGCGAGGATAGCGCTTCCCTCGGCCCCGGAGGCCCCGGGCCGGTGGCAGTTGACCCAGCATCTCGTCCCCGTGGAGCCGGAGCCATGAGCCGGCCGTGGAAGCCGGCTCGGGAGCGGTCCGCCGCCTGGTGGGCCGTGATGAGCCCGGACGGTCGGACGCTGGGGATTTATTTCCACATGACTTACGTCGACGCCTGGGTTGATCGGCATCCGGACGTCTGGTGGCGGGTGGTGTTCTGGTTCCGGGGGGCTGTTCGCTCGCGTTGCGACGTGCGGTCGAAACCAGCCTGGGCCCGGGCCCCGAACGAGCAACCGAGGTGGCGGACGCTGAAGACGAGCGGGCGGAAGAAAGGGGGAGAAGATGGCGGCGGGATCGTATGAGCACGAACTGATGGACGAAGTCCGCGACGCGCGGCGGGCCGTGGCCAAGGCCCGGATCGCCGAGGCCGACGCGCGGACGGCGTTCCGCGAAGCCCAGGCCGAGCGGATGACGAAGGAGCGGGCCCTCGAGGAGATCCTCGACGCGATCGCAACCGGCGACACGGGCCGCGCTCTGTTCGACAGGGCCGCCCGCGACCGCGAGGTTCGCGAGGCCGAAGCGGACGCCCGCGAGGCCGCCCGCGACGTCATGGCGGCCAAGCCGCCGACGATCGAGGTGGGCGAGGACGCTTGGACGAGGACGCCGCTCAAGGCCGTGGTCAAGGGTGCCGACCTGGTCGCTCTGCTGAAGGGGAACGAGCTGCTGACGCTGGGCGATCTGTATGACGCCTGCAGTCTGTGCGGCGATCTGGCCGAGGCCCTCGAGGACCTGGCCCCGACGAACATCGCGGCGATCGACCACGACGTCCGGGCCTGGGTCGCCAAGCATCCGGGTTTCCCGCTCGACTGCCTGGCCCGGCCCGAACCGCCGCGGTCCGAACAGATCGACGACGAACTGCATGCGGCCCTCTATCCTGCCGGATTCGACCCCGGTTGGCTCAAGTGCCGATCGCGTGGAGGCCTCAGCAACGTCGAGGCCGCTCGCAAACTGGCCGACCTCTGGCCGGAGCGGGCCGACTTCCGGAGCGATACCGAGGACGGGCCCGGCCACACGGTCCGAGGCGGGGCCAAGCCGGCCTTCTGGCTGGGCGAGCTGGCCCCGGGGACGAACCCGCCGGCCGACCTCGAGGGGCCCGACCTGTACGACGCGATCCGCCGGATCCTCGAGCTGCCCAAGCTGTCGGCCGACGACGTCGACCCGATGGAGGCCGCCCAGGTCCGCGAGGAGCTGGGGGAAGCGGCTCCAGGCCCGGACCGCGTCGAGGGGGCCGTGGCGCTGGCGGTCTGCAACATCCGCAGCGATGTCTTCGACCGCCTGAAGCGCGGGGCGACCGACGCCCAGATCGCCGAGGTCCTGGTCAACCTTCCGGTCGCCCGCCGCGACCCCGAGAGCGGCCACGCCTGGGCGACCGCCGGCGGGCTCGACTTCGCCGTCTGGTTCGCCGAGGACGCGGCGGTCTGGCCCGACCGCCGCCACGCGACAGTCAAGGGCGACCAGCTCGTCGCGATGGTTCGCAAGGTCGCCAAGATCCCCCAACCCAAGGCCAAAAAAGCCGCCAAACCCAAGCCGTCGGAGGCCCGTCGATGATCGAGATCGGAGTCGGTTTCGCGTTGGCCGTGTTGGTCCTGGCCTGGCCGCGGCGGTCGTTCGACGGGCCGGCGGCGGCCGAGCGGTTCGTGATCGACGACGGGTCGCCGGGCGCGTACCACGCCCCGGGCCTGGCCCGCCGCGAGGTCCTCGCCGAAGCCCTCGCGTGGCTGGGCGAGAGGTTGTCCCTGGACGTCGTTCTCGTCGCCGGGGCGACGTCCTTCGTCCTGGTCGAGCTGGTGATCCTCCGGGGGATCAAAGAGGGCTGGTGGCGCGTGCTCTGGGACTTCGCCCAGACGGCCGGGATGGGCGACTACCAGGGCTGACAGGCCGCCCCGGGCGGGGCGATGGGGGAGGTGCAGGATGGCGGTGTCTCAGATGATCCGGTGCGACCGCTGCGGTCGCGCCCAGGTTTTCGAGGTCGATCCGTCCCCGCTGCTGGGGCCGGCAATCGCGGGTTACGCCGAGGCCAAGCGGGCCGGCTGGACCTGGTTCAACGGGGTGAGCGAGTTCTTGTGCCCGCCGTGCTCGACGGCCCCGGAGCCGCGGCGGACGCGAATGCGTCAGGCTCAGGGCTTCACGCTGATCGAGCTGCTGGTCGTCCTGGTGATCGTGGCGATCGTCGCGGCCGTCGCGCTGCCGGTCGTCCAAACGGCCTGGTCGGGGCGCAAGGTCGACTCGGCCGCCCAGGTCCTGCAGGGGGAGCTGGCGGCGGCTCGGGCCCGGGCGCAGGCCTCGCCGGGCGGGGTCGCCGGGATCCGGCTCTTGCCCGACCCGTCGTTCCCAATCGCCCGCCTCGCCGACGGCTCGGTCGATCCATCAGGAGTACTCGCATACGACCGGGTCGTCCCGCTGGTCGCGCCGCCCGGATACCAGGACGGCCGGGTTTCGATCCGCTCGAACTACCCGGCCGCGTTCGCCGCGATCCTGCCCGCGAATCGGCTGGTCCTCGAGCAACAGGTCGGGACCGATTACCGGAACCCCGACGGCTCGACGACGCGGATCCCGGTCCAGCCCACGAGCTGGGCCTGGAACGTCCGCGTGGGGGACCAGCTCGAGCTGCTGGGCCGGCGGTTCAACGTCGTGGGGCCCGTCGCGGTCGGACCTGCCCAGGGCAACGTCGAGTTGTTCGTGAACTACGACCCGGCCTGGTTGGCCGCGGCGAATCGCGGCGACGGCCCGGCCGAGTTCCTGCTCTTGTCGAACAACCTGGACGACGACGCCGACGGCTATCCGGACAACGGGGCGGACGGCCTCGACAACGACGTGGACGGCCTGGTCGACGAGGCCGACGAGTGGACGGAGACGGAGGTCTGGGGGCCGCTGCCGACCTCCTCGTTCGAGCTGCCGTACCTGATCCGCCGCCGGCCGGCGCCCGGACCGGGGACGTCGGGGGTCGCCCTGGCCGGGGCCGTGATCGACGCGACCGGCTACGCGGCGACGATCCCCGCGCGGTCGGTCCTGCCCGTCGATCCCTGGACGGGAGCGGTCGACCTGGTCGTCGACTGGACGGGGAGCTGGTCGCGGGCCCGGACCGTGGGCGTGCCGACGGCCGACGGCCTCAAATCGTCGTTTTGGCATCTGTGGATCGCCGACCGGGGCGACGTCTCGGCCCCGGCCTCGGCCGAGGGAACGGGCCGGCTCGTGACGATCGCGGCCCGGTCCGGGCGGGTCGTCGCCGGCGAGGCCGACGCCGCGAATCCCGTCGCCGCCCGCGCGACCAACGAAGGGAGGGGCCGTTGAAGCCTCGCAATCAGAAGGCGATCCGGGCGAAGGAGGCGGACGTCGACCTGGTCCGCGACCGATCCGGCCAGCCCCGCGTGCGGTTGTCGCTGAAGGTCGACGGCGTGGCCGAACCGGTCGCGAAATCCATGACCCGGCTCGAGGCCGTCCGGCTCATGACCAGGATCGGCGAGAAGGTCATGGAAATCGACGAAGGGGGGGGCCGTTGAGCGCGATGCATCGCTGGTTCTACGCGGCGGTCGGGGCCGTCGCCCTGGCCGTCGTCGCCGCGGCGATCGCCGTCGTCTGGCTGGCCGTCTTCCCCGCGATCCTGGCCGGCCGCGTGCTGCAGGCGCTGGAAGACGACGAACCCGGCTCGGACCGCCGGGCCCGTCCACCCGGACGGGTCGACCAGGCCCATTCGTGGAGGGCCTCCCGATGAGCGCCTTTCGCTACGGGAGGTTCAGGCTCGCGGGCCGGGACTTCGCCGGCGTCGGCGACGTCGTCAAGGCCTGCGAGGAGTACGCGGCCAAGGCCCGGCGGCCGTGGTCGGCCGGGCTGGTCGGGATCGTTGCCGACGACCAGGTCGGCGCGGGGGCGTCGGTCGTCCTGGCGAGGGCGACCGGGGCGGCGGATGGATCGGTGACGTTCGAGGACCTCGAGCCGGCGGAAGGGGAGGAGTTACCCAATGATGTTCATCACTGATGACATAGCCCGCGACTACGCCCGGAAGGTCGAGGCGATGCGTGCGAAGCAACGGGACGCCTGGGATTCGACGTTCCGAGGGCCTGAGAGGATTATTCGAACCCTGCGCCTCTTGAGCGAGGCGAAAACGCTGGAGCGGGAGGTCGACCGGCTGACCGAGGCCATGCTCGACGACCGGCCGGGCCTGTTCGAGGCGGAAGGGGGTGGGGATTGAGCCGGTCCCTCTTCGACGACAGTTTCCCACCCCCCGAACCCGAGGGCCTCGGCAAGGTCGAGATCGGCGTCGAGACGATGGCCGACGGCCGACGGGTGATGACGGTGAAGACCTCGGCGGGGGAGGGCGAGGTCCTGGCGGCTGTCGTCGCTCGGCTGACCGAAAAGGGGTCCGTCGACCTCGCGAACGCGATCGCCCGGGCACAGTTCCTGGCCTGGCCGATGGTCAAGGGCTGATCGATGGGCGTGATGAAGCGGCTTCATCGGCGCTGGGTGGAGGGCTATCGCTTCGGCGTGCGCCAGGCCGAGCTGCTCGGCATCGGGGGAGCCGCTTACGAAGCCGTCCTCAGATTCGAGAAGGCCATGCAAGAGGCCGAGTACGTCGCCGCCGGGCTGGGGCCCTCGCCGCGCAGATTGTCGCCCGAGGAGGTCGAGGCCGAGAAGGAGGCCAAGCGGGAGATGTCCGAGGCCCGGCGCGAGGCGCTGGCCGAACGCGAGGCGATCCAGGCAGTCGAGCGCGAAGAGGACGAGAGGATCCGCCGCGAGGAGGAAGCCTTGAAGCCGAAGACGTTCGCCCCGCCGCCGCCCGATTTCGAGCGTTCGATTCCGGAGGTCGTCGAGGCCTCGATCGAACACCAGGGCCTCGCCTCGCCCTGGCCGACGATGGCGAACCTCTACCGCCGCGACAAGCAATCCCAGGCCTACCAGCGCGAGGGGAAGATCGGCCCGGGCCTGGCCGAGCTGCGGGAACGGAGCGGACCGCCCGAGCCGCCCGCCGTCCCGACCGGCTGGTACCAGATCAACGGCGATTCGTTCTGCCGGGTCGGGTCGGGCCCGTTTCCGGAATACCGGCCGCCGGGCCTGGTCTGGCGGCTGTACTGGACGCACCCCAAGCCCGACGACGTGCCCTGGGAGGACGAGATTATTCCTTCGGCCCCGCCGGTTATTCCGGATCGGGCCGAGATTATTCCGCCGCGCGTCGACGCGGCCGAGCCGACGCCGCCCCGGCCGACGGGCGGGAAACTCAAACAAGGGAGTCTGTTTTGATGTCAGAGGACGAGATGGGAATCAATGTCTTCAAGCCGTTCCGGTTTAAGAGGGCCGTCCGCGACTTCTCCGGCGGCATCCGCGTCGTCCTCCAGTGGAACGATGACGGGACGACGGTGTTCATCTTCGACGAGGATGGCCCCGCATCGGTCCACCACTTCCACGCGGCCGAGTTTGCGGAACTGGCCCGGATCGTCGCCACGGCCGCGGTCGACGGCGACGGCGAGCCGGACGCCCACGAGAAGACTCCCTACCTTCCCGGGGCGTGCCGAGTCTGCGGCTGCACCTGGGACAACCCGTGTCCCGACGGGTGCTGCTGGATCACGGATGATCTCTGCTCTGAGTGCGCGGAAGGGGGTGGGGATTGAGCCGACGTCCGACCATCCGCCCCAAGTCCGCCGTCGAGGTCGCCGCCGCCGTCAAACGCGAGGTCGCCGCCGCAGGGGAGAGCTTCGCCGATCTGGCCGAAGTCGTCGAGTACGCGGTGAACCGAGCCTACGCGGAGGGCGTGCTAAACGCCTATGAGGATCTTATCCCGGAGCTGCGGAACTACGTCCATCATGCGAATCACGGGCTCTCCTGCGTTCGGGCCGTCGTCGGTCGCGATAGGACTGGAGCCTTGTCGGAGAATCCCTCATGAGTCGCCGCGCGTGCCGTTGGCCTGGTTGCTCGAAGATGGTCCCGGTCTACAAATGGGGTTGCCGTCGACACTGGTACCGGCTCCCCAAGGCGATCCGCGACCGCATCTGGGCAAACTATCGCCAGGGACAGGAGACGGACCTCCGGATTACGCGGGAATACGCCTTGGCCGACCGCGAGGCGCGGGAATGGGCGGTCCGTTACGAGGCAGAGAAGGCGACCGCCCGGAGCCTGTTCGACGCGAGAAGGAGGTGGGGAATGACGCCGGAGCATGACGACGAACAGCAGACCTACACCGAGTATTACATCGTCCTCTCCTGGGTGGAGGACATCCAGGCGGTCCGGTACGAGGCGGCCGACGAAAACCCGATTGTCGCGCTGGCCAGGTCGCCGGAAGATCGGCCCCGGAGGGTCTTCAACGTCTGCGGCGAGGACCCGGGCACGGCGATCGTGCAATGGCTCGTGTCCCTGGGCTGCGGGGTCCAGAAGGCGAACGACCTCGCCAATGCAATCGGCGTGCAGATCCACGGCACCGACTGCGACTGGTGAAAGGAGGATCGGTTGAACACGCAAGCGAATGACGACGACGGCCTGCGAATGATCCCGACGCGCGAGGTCCTCGACGTCGACGGGGTCGAGTGTCGACGGTGGATCGGGACGACGCCGGACGGCGGGTCCGTGGAGCTGTTCGTGCATCGGGTGGGGACCGGCGATCCCCGGGCCGAGGCCTGGCTCGACGCGCGATTGAGTCCGTCGCCGACGCGGCCGCCCGAATCGCTTTCGAGCTGGATACTCCTCGATGTCGACGACCTCGCCAAAAGCGTTGTGGAGACGGCCGAGCGGAATTTCCGGAACCCGAACCGCTCGCCCCTTCAACGTCAGTGCGACGAGCTGGTCCTCCACGCCGCCCGCGGGGGAGAGGTGGGGCTGGCGACATGCCTCCAGTTCCTGCAGTCCCTGCGGGTCCTCGGGGCCATGAGCCAGACGGCCCAAGTCCTTTTCACTCTCTCGCACGAAGTCGCGGCAATGCGGGCCGAGCGGTCGCGGGCGATTCGTGAGGACCTCGACTTTCGAAACGACGTCGGCCCCGGTGGGGATGACACCGGGGCCGACGTCTGACGTTTCTGGCAAGCAACCAAACCGCGTCCGGGAAGCAGCGGTTTGATCGGCTGGATCCGGCCGTCGCCTTGAGGGAACCCGCCTTCCATGGCGGTCGACGGCCTTTGTGAGAAGGAATCCCCCCTGCTCTATCTTGCCGGACCGGCCTGCCCGCCGGACCGGCCTATCTTGCCCAGGAGTGAAACACCTTGAATAAGCGAGACTACCGCAACGCCGCCCGCCTTGCCAACCTCTCCCCCGCCGAGCTGGCCGACTTCAAGAGTGGGATGACCGCCGAGGCCGAGCGGATCGCGGCGCGTCGGGCCGCGAAGGGGTTGCCGCCGGTGATCGACAACGGGCCGCCGCTCGAGGACCTGCTGGCCGACCTGGTCGGGGGATTCGGCCGGCGGTCGTCAGCCTCTCCGCGATCCGCGCGAGCGGGCGCCGCCAGGCGATAGGGGGCCGGAACCTCCGAACATCGTCGCGACATGCGTCGATGATGAACGTACGACCCGGGGCGACGACCGCCCCGGGGATCCTCGGAATCCTGGAATCCGGAGGCGGCGGAACATGGCGCGGGAATCGGCCCGGAGGCCTCGGTCGAAAGCGGTGTCGGCGCCGATCGCCGCCAAGGTCAAGATGTCGGCGAGCGTCCGCACCGAGACCTACATGCGGCTGGCGACCCACGCCCTCTGGATGGGGAAGACCCAGGGCGAGTTGATCGACGACCTGGTCGAGAGCGGTTGCCGCCGGTACCGGGTCCAGGACCTCGAATCCGCCAAGGATAAGGCCCCCACCGATCCCCCCCCCGAATCGTCCGATTCCGACGACGAGACCGCCGCCGCCTGACGATCGCGGGCGGCGAATCCACGGGGCGAGCCGGTTTTCCGGCCGCCCCGTTTCCGTTTCGAAGCCGGGCCCGGTTGATAGGGGAGAGGAGCCGTCGGCTACTTCGCCGGCCGGCGGCGGGTCTGGATCAGCTTGACGCCCAGGGCCTCGGCCAGGCGGTCGATCGACGGGCCCGACAACGCCTGATCGCCGGCGAGGAACCGCGTGAGGTTGCCACGGTTGATCCCGGCCTCCTCGGCCAGGGCGTACAGGCTGCGTTTCTCCGCGCGGAGGATTTCGCGGAGCTGGTCGGATATCAGGTTTCGGGACACGGTTCGCTCCTCGACAGCAATCGTCGGATGGTGGTGACGCCCCAGGCCTCGCCGCCGTTCTTGGGCTTGAGCCCCATGGCGAGCAGCTCGGCGGCGATCGCCCGAAGGGATAGGCCGTCGTCGCGGAGCGACCTGGTCAGTTCGACCACAGCCGCCTCGTCGGGGTCGACGACCAGGCCGACGCCGTCGTCGGTCGTCCGGAATCCGTAGGGGACCTGGCCGCACCGTTCGCCGTTCGACCGCTTCGACGCGAGCACGCCGTCCGTGCGCTCCCGGATCTTCGACAGCTCGAACTCCGCGAAGGCGTCTAGAATCCGCCTCATGAGCACGTTGATGGGGGAGTCGTCTTCCGTCCCCTCACCGGCTGCGGAGACGATCCTGGCCCCCCTGGACGTCACCTCGCGTTCGATCGACGCGCCGGTCCAGGCGTCCGTCCGGAAGATCCGGTCCCGCTTGGAAACGACCAGGCTGTCCCCCGGGCCGAGTGCGGCGATGGCCTGACGGAGGCCGGGGCGCTTCTTGAGCGGCTTCCCGCCCGACACCCCTTCATCCCGGATAACCGCCGCGACCGGCCAACCCTTGCGGCCGGCGAACTCCGTCGCGGCCTCTTCCTGGGCGCGCAGGGAGAGCCCCTTTTCGGCCTGCTCGTCCGTGCTGACCCGGAGGTAGACGACTGCGTTTCCTGGCATGGCGGCAAACTCAGGCGGGGAAGCGGCGGGACGGGGATTCCGCTGCGCCGGCGCAACGGGGTTGCACGTTGCGCCGGCGCAACAGGAACGAACGTCGAGACGTTGCGCCGGCGCGCCGGGCCGGGCGGGGTTTGGCGCGACGGCGGGGGGCCGCGCCTCACCGGTCGGTGCGGCGCGCCCCTCGCCTAGTAATTTGGACCGCCTGGGCTATCTCTGGCGAAGCGTGGGGTAAAATGGCGAGATGGCAAATCGCGGCCACCTGGATCGATCCTCATGAGCCCTTCAACAGCCCCGCCGCTCCCCTCCCAACCCGTCTCCATCTTCAACCCCGACGAACTCGCTCGGTTCGTCGACGGCTCGTCGCCCCCTCGCCGGCGAGCCGACCGCCGTCGGGTCCACCCGCCGCACCCGGCCCGCGTCGACCCCCGGCAGCCCGCCGCCGAAGGACCGCACTGGCGCCCGTACGGCCGAGTGAGGGCCGGGGCCGAGGTCAGTCGCCTGGAATTCGCGGTCTTCGACTCAACCCCGCCTGCAGGCGTCGACGCGGAGTGGGATCCGACCTCCCGCCGATGGGTGGCGATCCGCTTGATTGAAACGCAGCCGGCCGCGTAAGTTTCCCTGGCCGCAAAAAACCCGTAACCGCAACCAATTCCAAGGGTTGCGGTTGCATCGGCAGCTTTGCATATAACGGATACGGGGAAGAACAGGCGGCGGATTCGGGACCATAGTCTAGGTGTACGCCTCGTCTGATGCGAACGCCTCAGCCTCGGAGCCCGTCCGCGATGCAATCCCGGATCAACCACCTGTTTGCGGCGGCGGCCCTGTCCTGGGGCCTGATGTTCGACACGATCGTCCGCGTTGTCCAGTCGCCGCACTTCGACTCGATCGCCAAAGCGTGCTTTGGGGCGATCGTCGCCCTCTACACGACGGTCGTCGCTCGCAACGCGGGCAAGACTAAGCCGGCCCCGGCTCCAATCCCCCCGGCTCCGGATCCGATTCCCGAGACGCCGATCCCGCCGCCGACGATCGACTATGACGCTCTGGCCGAGGCGATCGCCCGCGTCCAGGCCCGCGACCGCCAGGCCCGATTCGACCCGGCCGACCGTCGAGTCCGTGAACTGGCCGCCGCCGAGCGCCACAGGATCGACGAGGCCGCTCGCGACCACGATCCGGGATCCCTCCGGGTCATCTATCACGACGACTCACGCTGAATCACCACCTGAAGGGGCCGGTGGGCTCGTCCTCCCCGACCCGCCGGCCCCGATCCGTCCCGACATACTCTTCGCGCGCCAGCGCAACGTAACGGGCCCCGGTCGTCGGACCAGGCCCCGCCAGCTCCCCGAGGGGACGGCGGCGCGACCGTGGACCGGCGGCCGGGGCTGAGATCGGCCTCGTTTAGGCTTTTAACCTAATGGCCTAAAGGGCCGAAAACCGGAGACCCCACCGTGGCCGATCCGCTCGTCGTCGACGTTCCGCCTGGGGAGTACGCACTCCCGGGGACCGATCGCATCCTCGTGATCGAGAAAGCCCACTGGAAGCCCCAGACGTCTCCCATCGCGCTCGTGACTCCCGCCGCCCCGACGCCGTCGACCGTATCGAGGGTCGGTTCCTGGCTGGTCAATGCGGCTCTCGCCGCGGCGGGGATCGCCGGCGGTTATTACCTGGGCCCGGCCGTGGCCGATAAGGTCCTCCCACCCGACCCGCCTCCGGTCGTCGTCCCGACCCAGTCGCACTCGCCGTCGGCTCCCGGCTACCGGCCGGCGATCTACGCCGAGCCGTCGCCCGCCGTCCCGTCGCCCCAGCTCCCGCGCTGAGGCGGCTTCCGCCCCGCCCGGAGACCCGCCGTGGCCGAATCCGACGATGCCCCGCCGGGGGTCCAGGGGGACGGTCCGTCCTGGGGTCGCCTCTCTCGCTCTGATTTGCTCGCGATGAATCGATCCCTCCGTCTCGGAGGATCGATCCCGCCCGACCTCTATCCCTGGCTGCTCAAACAGCTCAAGAACCTCGCCGACCCCGAGTACCTGCACCCGCCCAACAACAAGCCCGCGCCCGCCCGGACCCGGGTCGCCGCGATGAAGCTGCTCGGCGGCATGATCGGCCTGGGCGTCAAGCAACAGCAGGTCGACATCAACCTCTACAGAGCGGTCGGCCTCGACGACGATGCCGTCGGCTCGCCCGATCAGGAGGACGGAGACGCCCTCCGGGAAGCCCTTGAGTTCCTCCGAAACGTCGACAAAGGTACTGCAGGACCTGGGTAGCGCGTGGGGCGTGAAGCTTCCCAGCGTGGCCGTCTGCCGGGGCCATTCCGCCCCGCTGGACTTCCTCCGGGCCCAGTTCGTCGACCGGCCGCCGATCGTGGCCTGCCTGGGAGCCCGCGGCTCGGGCAAGTCGTTCGGCTCGGCGCTCTCATGCCATCTCGACTCGCTCGTCTATCCCGGGATCGGCAGCCGCATCCTCGGGGGATCGCTGGCCCAATCGGCCCAGATTCACGAGGCCCTCGGCAAGTTCGACGAGGCCCGGCCCGGACGCACACCATGGAAGCGGTACAACCGGGAATCGGTCGTGTACCGCAACGGCTCCAAGGTGGCGATCCTGGCTTGCTCGGCGAAGTCGGTCCGCGGCCCCCACGTCGCCGACCTCCGGCTCGATGAGGTCGACGAGATCGACAGCGCGCTCCGCGACGCCGCGATGGGCATGTCGATGGGCCTCAAGGGCGTGCCGGCGATGACGGTCCTCACGTCCACCTGGCACAAGCTGGGCGGACCCATGTCGGACATCGTCGAGCGGGGGCGGGCCGGCGAGTTCCCCCTGTTCACGATGTGCATCTGGGAGGTCCTCGAAACCTGCCCCGACGAACGGTCCGGGGCGAACCTCGAACGCTGCGACGAGTGCCCGCTCAAGCGCTGGTGCCACGAGGACCGCGACGAGCGGCCGGACGGCCTGCCCAAGGCCAAGCGGTCGGCCGGGCACTACCCGATCGACAGCCTGATCCAAAAGGTCCGGATGGTCTCGGCCCGCGTGTTCGGGGCCGACTACCTATGCACCGGGCCCAAGGCCGACGGCGTCTGGTTCAAGGGTTTCGAGGTCGGTCGCCACGTCCGGCCCGACGCCGAATACGATCCGGCCCTGCCGGTCTATGTGTCGATCGACTCGGGCGTCTTCACTGGGGCCGTGCTGTTCCAGCATCGTCCAGCCGTCGGCAGCTCGCCGCCCCGGATCAACGTGTTCGGCGAGTACCTGTCGGAGGGCGTCACCGCCTATGACGCGGCCCAACGCATCCTGGCCGAGGTCCTCGAGCGGTGCGGGCCCGACGCCCGGCGGTTCGTCTCGACCGACTCGGCCGGCGGGGCCCGGAATCCGGTCGGCCCGACCGTGATCGCCGAGTACAAGCGCGCCGGCCTGGTCGGCGTCCGCAACATCGAGGAGTGGCCGAAGTACGCCGGATGCGTGGCCGACGGCCTGGCGACGATCGAGGCCCTGATCGAGACGGCCGACGGGACTGTGCATCTAGCGGTCCATCCGCGATGCGTGCGGACGATCGCGGCCCTGCAGAGCTACGCCCGGGCCAAGCGCGCCGGGCAATGGCAGGACTATCCCGAGGATCCTCAACACCCCCACGAGGACCTCGTCGACGCCCTCCGGGGCGGCCTGAAAATCTGCCTGCCCAACGGACTCCGATCCGCTACGGCCGGCTTCAAGACCGTCTCCCCACGAAGGGTGTTCAAATGACCTTACCGATCAGCGCGGGGACGGTCGGCGTGTTCGCCGGTCTCGGGATGAACGGCCTCCCCGGGATCCCCATCCTGCAGGTCCCGAACGGCCCGAAGATCGAGCGGCCGAACCTCGAGTGGGCCCTCCATCATCTCCGCTGGCGTTGGCTCCTCGACTCGTGGGAGGGAGGCGAGGCGTACCGCACGGCGATCTACGGGTTCGACCTGCAGGGGATGCCGGTCCGCAACCTGGTCCGCCACAAGCACGAGTATCCGGGCCCCGGCGAGAGCTACGGCGCCCAGGGCCGGCCCTTCGGGACCGACCAGGCGGCGCAGGCGACCGCGACGGACGACGACTACGAATTGCGACGGGCCCGGACGCCGATCCCCGGTTTCGTCTCCGAGGCGATCAAGACGCACCTCTCGCGGATCTATTGCCACGAGGTTCGACGCGAGGGGGCCGACCTCGAGGCGTTCTGGGCGGACCCGACCGGCCAGCGTCAGGGCGACATGAAGGCCTGGTTCCCCTCGGCCGTCGCCCCGCTGCTGATGGCGCTGGGCCAGCTCGATTTCCTGGTCGACCGGCCGGCCGCCCCGGCCGACGACCAGCCGAAGTCGCGGGCCGACGATTACCGCCTGAAGCTCGACCGGGCGATCGTCCAGCTCGTGCTCCCGACTGACGTCGTCTGGTGGCGGCTCGACGCCCTGGGCCGCTATACCGACGTCCTGATCCGCGAGACGGACGACGACGGGAATCCGGCCTGGCGGTACTGGGGGCCGACGCACTGGCACCTGTTCAACGCCGACGGCAAGCACGTCGGCGGCAAGGAACACACCTACGGGCGGCCGCCGATCGTACGCGTGTTCGACGGCCGCCGGCCGCGATGCAAACACGTCGGCATGCCGCGATACGAGACGATCGCCGAGCTGCAGCGCGAGTTCTACAACCGCGACTCGGAATTGATCCTGTCGGACACGATCCAGGCCCACCCGCTGATCCAGGGCCCGGAGGACTTCTTCGAGGTCGGCGAGGACGGCCAGGCGTCGATGCCGATGGGCCCGTCGTTCATGCTGCCCAAACGCAAGATCAACGGCGGCAGCGGCGGATACGAAGGCTTCGACGTCGTCGAGTTCCCCAAGGATGGGGCCGCGAGCCTCCGGGCGAACAAGCTCGACATGCGGGACGCGGTCGACCGGGCCGCGCTCCTGACCAAGCCGGCCGGGGCCGCCGGCACGAACGGCTCGACCGTCTCGCAGTCGGGCACGTCCAAACGGCTCGACCAGTCGGCCGGCAACGATCTGTTGACCCAGATCGCCGAGGTTCTGGCGGCGGCCGAGGGCCGCCTCGCCGAGCTGGCCGTCCTCGTGCAATCCGGCGGCTCGATCGACCCGTCGACGTCGGCCGAAAAGCCCTCGTGGAAGGTCGTCTATCCGCAGCGGTTCGACCTCGCGACCGCCGAGGAGCTGGCCAACCAGGTCGCCGACTTCCAGGCGATCCTCGCGGCCGCCGGCAAGGTCCCGGAGATCGAATTCGCCTGCCTTTCGGCCCTCGTGCGGCTCATGCGTCCCGGACTCGAGCCGGACGACTACAAGGCGTTCGACGTCGAACTCGAGGCCTACCTCGACGAGGCCGAGAAGCGTCAGGAAGCCCAACGCGAGGCCGAGGCTCGCTATCCCGCCCCGCTCGGGACCGACCCGAACAAGCCCGGGGAAGCCCCCGGCGCCCCCGCACCGAACCTTGAACCCGCCACCCGTTCCGACCTGCAAGAGGTGTATTGATGTCGTTCAACGCCACCCTCGCCGCGGCCGCCGCCGCGGCCAACGCCGGCGAGGCCGGCAACGACGCCGGAGCCGCAGCCGGCCAGACCTCGACGCCCCCGCCGCCGGCCGCACCCGCCGGCGACTTCCGATCGATCACGGCCGAGGAGCATCAGCAGCTCCTAGCCGCCCGCTCGGAACTCGCCGCCCTGCGGTCCCAGCAGTCCGCCGAGGCCGACCGCAAGGAACGGGCCCGGCTCGACTCCATGGCCGCCGAGGGACGGCACAAGGAAGCCCTCGACCAGATGCGGACGACCTGGGAGACCAAGCACGCCGACGCCGTCCGGCAGTTCGAGGAGCTGCAGGCCCAGGTCCTCGGCGACAAGCTGACGGCGACGATCAGCGGCGCTTTCGCCGGCCGCGACTTCATCGGCAGCACGGCCGAGGAGAAGGCCCTCGCCCAGGCCGACCTGACCCGGCTCCTCGAGGCCGATTTCGAGGCCGTCCGCGACGCCCAGGGCCGCGTACGCGTCCAGGACAAGCGGACCGGCGTCGAGGCCTCGGTCGCGCTCAAGGAACGGCTCGACGGCCGCCGCTACGCCCTCTACTTCGCCTCCAAGGGCGCCGGGGCGAACTCCAAGCCGGCCGGCGGCCAGCTCCCGGCCCCGACGATCCAGGAGGGCGGCTCGTTCCTCGAGCAGAACGCCCGCGAGTTCCAGTCCCGCCAGGTCCAGGGGTTCGGCTTCCACAAGATCGGCTGAACCGGCCACGTCCCGCCGCCCGTCCGTCTCCACCTCCCCACCAACCGCATGAGGTCGCCCAATGCCAGCCTACGATAATGGCATCGTAACCCAGTACCCGGCCTTCAACGCCGGCGTGATTCCGAACGACGTGTTCGGCGTCGCGATCAACTGGTTCGTGAACCGAACCCCGCTCACGTCGCGCCTGCCGAAACTGCCGGTCGCCTCGCCGCAGTTCCTGATCGTGAACGACAACTACCGGCCGCGTCAGGTCGCGATCAACGTCGGCGGCACGCTGTCGAACAGCGCCACCACGATCGTCATGGCCGACTCCTCGAGCCTCGAGCCCGGCGACGTGATCCGGCTCGAGTCCGAGGACCTGCTGATCACGGCGAACGACCCCACGACCAACACCATCACCGTCACCCGCGGCTACGCCAGCACGACGGCCGCGACCCACGCGGACGGCACCAAGGCCCTGCTGGTCGGCAACAGCCGGACGGGCGGCGAGAACGAGGTCAAGGGGATCAGCCGGATCCCGACCCCGACCACGCAGTATTGCCAGACCGTGCAGCACGCCTACCAGGTCAGCGGCGCGCTGCAGGCGAACGGCAACTACGCCAGCTCGTTCGCGACCCCGCTCGACCGCGACCGCATGCTCTCGATCCAGCACGTCATGGACGACTTCGAGTCGTCCGCATACTACGGCTCGGGCGTCGGCATCACCGCGGGCGGCCGCCCCATGCAGAAGGGGATCCAGAAGCTCCTGACCACGAACAAGGTCACGACCCCGACCAACGCGGCCGCATACAAGTCGACGGACCTAATCCGCGACACGATGCAGGCCTGCTTCAACGGCGGCGGCAACCCGTCGATCCTGCTGGTCTCGACCGACTTCCTGCAGGCCTTCGCGACCTGGGGCCAGGCCGCGATGCGGATCAACGCCGGCCAGAACGTCTATGGCACGCCGATCGACCTGTTCGAGGCCCCGTTCTTGGGCGGGATCACGATCGTCCCCGCCCCGCTGCTGCTGCCCGGCACGGCGATCTGCCTGTCGGGCCCCGAGGCCCGGATCCGGCTGAAGCGCTCGATGATCGACAAGCCCCGTGGCAGCCGCGGGGACTCGTTTGAGGGCGACATCATCATGGAAGGGGCGATCGAGATCGACAACGAAGCCCATCACGCCTGGGTCTCCGGCGTTACGGCCTTCTCGGCCTGATCCGCGGCCTTCTCCCCACCACGTCCCCGCGCCGCCGCCCCGCCGCTCTCCCGGGGCGGCGGCGGTCCCCCATCCGAGCCGAGGCCCCGACCATGTCCGCCGATTATTCGTTCCCGGGCGTCCAGCCGTTCATCGAGCGGAGCGCGGCCGAGGCCGGCGTCCCCGCTCTCGCGATCACCCCGCTCCGGGGGCTCTGGCACGTCGCCCGCGTGCAAGACGCCCTGGCCCAGGTCGCCAAGGCCGACCCCGCGACCCGGGAATCCCTGCTGGACCAGGCCATCGCCCACCGCGACGCCCTGGTCGCCGCCCTCGACGGCGTCGACGCGGCGATCGACCACGTCCGCAAGGGCATCGCCCCCAAGCCCGACCCCGAGCCCGCCGAACCCGAGCCGTCGGACGAGTCGCCGGCGGACGAGGAGGCCGACCTCGAGCCCGAGGCTCACGACGCCGATGGCAACGACTGACCCCACCCCCAACACGGATCCGCTCTCGGTCCTGTACGCGACGGACGAACACCTCGCGATCCGGGCCGGCGGCGACTTCGTCGCCCTGACGCCGGCCTGGCAGGTCGCCGCCGCCGGGTCCGACGGGGCTTTCGCGAGCGGCTCGCCCTGGGACCTCACCTCAGCCTCGATCGACTTCGAAGCCGCCGGGATCGGGCCCGGGTCAGTCTGCCTGCTGACCAGGCCCCAGACGACGTTCCGGGGATCGGGCGTGCTGCTGGCCGTCGACCAGGTCGACGGCCCCACGGCCACGCTCCGGCCGATCGGGCCCGGCTCCGGATCAAGCCCGGTACCGGCGGCCGGCCTGTCGGGCGTCGTGTTCGCGTTCCCGACGTTGCGACCGCAGATCGAGGATGCGTCCTTCGACCTGAACCGACGGTACGGCATCGACCCCGCGAGCCTGTACCGCAATCCGTCCAACCTGGTCGACCTCCGGGAGCTCCGGGCGGCCTGCGTCGTCACGGTCCTCCTGAACCGCTACACGTTCGAGGCCCGCGGCAAGGACGGCGACTATCGGGCCAAGGCGAGGCTCCTCCGGGACGACCTCGACCAGATGCTCGCCCGGCTGGGCCTGCGCTGGACTCCCGCCGTCGCCGCGCCACGCCGGACCACGCCATTCAACACGCGGATCTCGCGATGACCGATCCCCTCGAGCCCCAGCTCCTCCGACGCCTCGAGCCGTGGAACCGGGCCGCCCGGCGACTCGTCGCGCGGGGGACCTCGGATGCGGCGGCCCACGCCTCGAGGGCGGTCGCCAAGACGTCGGCGACGGCCGCCCCCCGCGCGGCGGTCCGGACGCCGGCCTACCGCCGCGGCTCCGACCGGCTCGACGACCTGCAGGCCGACGTCCTCAAGCTGATCCGGAGCGCCCGAGAGGCGTTCTACGTCGATGCCTTCGACCTCTTGCGGCCGGGCCTCGACCCAGACCATCACCGCGTCGACGCCGGCCCGACCAAGGCCGGTGCGGCGATCGCACGCGGGGCCGTCCTCCAGGGCTACACGCTCGAGGCCGAGCTGGCGGGCCCGTTCGGCGAGGCCTCGAGGACGCTCGCCTCGGCGACGGCCCTGGCGGCCCGCAAGGACGGCGACGACCGCTGGATCGAGTCGTGGGAGGACCGGACGGCCCGGGCCCTGACGCGGGCGATCCTGACGGCCCTCAGCGACTCGCAAATCGCCCTGCTCACGGCGGTCCTGGCCGCGCTGGAGAAATGAGGTGGCCGGCTATCAGCGCGTCATCTTCAACGGCGATCCCGGCGACCGCTGGAGGAACACGACAGGCAAGGTCCAGTACCAGCTCCTCGTCAACTGGGCCAACACCTGCGGCGTCTGCGCCCAGTACGACCACGCGATCGGGCCGATCTGGCCGCTGCCGTATCACCGCAACTGCCGCTGCCGACAGATCGCGATCCCGCCCGAGGCCCTGGCCGAACCCTGGGTCGACTTCCGGGCGATCGCCGACGGCCTCGACCTCGAGGGCAAGCGGGCGCTCGTCGGGGCGTCGAACTACCGGCTGATTCAGGCCGGGACGGTCGCCTGGTCGGACGTCGTCACCCCCCACCGGGTCCGCGACCTGCACGAGGTCGTCGCGATCAAGAAGCTGTCGGTCGACCGGCTGACCGCCGCCGGGATCCGGCCGGCGATCGCCGAGGCGGCCCACGCGACGGTCCACACCCCCGAGCATCAGTTGATCGAAGCCCAGCGCCGACGGCTGGTTGCGAACCTCGCCGGCGCAGGCCTCGACCGCGCCACGCTGGCTTCGCTGGCGGCCGAGGGCCTGGCGGCCCGGGTCGTCGTCTCGGGACCGTCCGGGCGACAGAAGTTCGACGGCCTCGGCATCGACGACCGGCTGCGGCGGTTTCTGGCGGCCTGGCGACCCAAGCCGCCCAAGCCCGAGCCGAAGCTCAAGCCCGAGGAAACGCCCGGCCCCGACGACCAGGCCGGCGACGGGACGGCGATCCCGCCGACGCCCGACGACGAGTGATCCCCGACCCATCCCATACCCGGAGCCTCTCCATGGCCGACACGATCATCACGCCCAATGAGGGCGAGCTGCAGCTCCTCTCCGACCTGCTCACCGGCGGCACACTCGAGAATTGGTCTCTGCGGCTGTTCACCAACGCCGTCACCGTCACCGAGGCGAGCACGCTCACGGACTTCACCATCGCGACGTTCACCGGTTACACCTCGGCCACCCTGACGCGGGGGAGTTGGGGTACGCCGGCGAGCGGAACGCCCTCCGGGAGCTGGTCGGCCGAGGCTTCGGTGGCGGAAGCCAGCTATGCCGAGCAGACGTTCACGAACAGCTCGGCCAGCCCCGTCGCGATCAAGGGCTACATCATCGTCGGCGCGACGAGCGGCAAGGTCATTCGGGCCTGCCGATTCGAGACGGATCAGACGATCAACGCCTCGGGCGGGACGCTGAAGATTACGCCCAAGTGCGGCCTCGCCTGATCCGCGGCCAACGCTTCCCCCGGCTCGCGGAGGGCTACCCGTGGCAAATTCCTACCTCGGCCTCGACACGACCACGCAAGGGGCCTGGTCGACCAAATACGACGGCGGATTCGTCCCGCCGTCGGTCGATCCGGCGGCCGGGACGTCGCCCCCCGCCTACGTCACCAGCTACGCCAACACGGACAGCGCAGCCGAGTACGCGTTCTACCCGGAGGACGATCGAGCGGCCGCCCTGACGCGGCCCGGAGGCGGTCACGGCTACCTGGTCGGCTGGTATTCCGCCTCCTCGTTCCGGTTCGAGTTCACAGTCACGTCGGCGTGTCGGTTCGGCTTCTACATCTGGGACTCGGACAGCAACCGGCAGGCGAGCGCGTCGCTCCTCGCGAGCGATGGCGAGACGATCCTCGGATCCGGACCGACGCCCGTAGGCGGACCCTACGAAATCACCAACTACGCCGACGGTCTGTGGTTGGAATGGGAGCTGGACCCCGGGACCTATTACGCCCAAATCGTCCGGACCGCCGGAGCCAACGCGGTCGTCAACGGCCTGTTCTGGGGAGCGATCCCCGGATCGGCCGTCGAGGTCGACGGTCCCGGCGGCGTCTCGGTCGGCGGGCCGTCGGACTACTCGTCGTCGTCGTCGCAGGTCGCAGTCGGAGGCGTCGAGCTGGGGGGCGTCTCGGCGATCGCGTCGTCGACGTCGGTCGTCGCGGTCGGAGGCGTCGAGCTGGGGGGCGTCTCGAGCTATGCGACGGCCTCGCCCTCGACGGCCGTCGCCCTGGGCGGCGTCACGGTCGGCGGCGTCTCGACCTACTCGACCTCGACGTCGGTCGTTGCGGTCGGCGGTGTCACGGTCGGCGGGCCGTCGGACTACTCACAGCCTCCGGCCCCCGGTTCCGTCGTGGCGGCCGGCGGCGTGGCGATCGGCGGCGTCTCGACCTACACCAGCTCGACGTCCATCGTCGCGGCCGGCGGCGTCACGGTCGGCGAGGCCGAGCCGGAGCCGATCCTCCCGCCGTGTTCGCCGATGGCCCTGGCCGCGGCGATCCGCGACGCCCTGGACGCAACCGGGGCGTTCGACGCGGTCTGGCAGGCCGGCGACTCCGACGACCGGGGCGAGCCCGGCCGACTGGCGGCGATCGCCGTCGAGCGCGGGCCGGTCGTCTCCGAGGCTCTGTGCGACACAGGCCCGGACTCGCTCGTGATCCACACCGCGCGGCACTCGCTGCGGATCGTCGTCCGCCGCGACGATCCGCTCGAGCGGGACGACGAGGCCGACCGCCTGCAGGCCGTCGCCGCCAACGCGCTGAACGGCCGCAAGTGGTTCGCCAACGACTGGCCCGATTGGGCCCGCGTCCTCGAGTGGAAGCGGCTCCCCGCCGTCGACGCCGAACGCCAGGTCCTCGCGACGTTCCAATCCCGCTGGCATGAGGAGGGCTGGCGCGTCGCCCCCGACTCTTGACCCTCTCCACCTCCGACCGGAGCCCATCTCATGGCCGCATCGAAAGCCCAGGCCAATTGGACCGCCGTCCAGTTCAATTCGGTGGCACTCACCCGCATCACCAACGTCTCGTTCGACAAGGGGGGATCGCTCACCCCGGTCCAGGGCGATACGGACGTCTTCCCGACGCTGCTGGTCTCGCTCGGCCAGAACCCGTCGGCCAGCGTGACGAGCCTCGATCCGGCGTCGCTCATGGCGATCGCGCCGGGGACCACGGGAACGTTCACCGCGACCCACAAGGACGCCGCCAAGCAGACCGCCGGGGACATCGTCTACGTGATGGCCAACGCCGTCGCCGAGACGGGCGGCACCACCGGCCAGAACGCCGCGATCGGCACCGCAACCCAGTCGTTCAAGGCGTATTCGTCCGACGGCACGACCAACCCATTGAGTTTCACGAGGTCCTGATGCCCGGCCGTCCCGACGCCGTGAGGATCCCCGCGTCGCTCGTGGCCCGGCACGGCGCAGGGGAGGACCGATACGAATCCGTCGTGCTGCTGGCCGAGGACCTGCTCGAGGTCGACCTCGACTCGCTCGAGGAGGCCTATTGCCGCGACCAGCAGACGTTTTTCTTCTGCACCCGCGATCCGCAGGACGCGATGAACCGCCCCGCGAACGCCGACTCCCGGCCCGGCGAGCCCCGGTACCGCTGGGAACCGGCCGAGGACGGGGTCGAGCTGGGATACCTTATCGATGTCTGAACAGACCAAGCCCCGCCGCCGGCTGATCGAGGCCCGTCGCCGGCGGGACGGGTTCGACCCGGCCGACGGCTCGTCGGTTCCGGTCCGCCTGGCCGACGGCTGGGAGTGGTACATCCCCCGACCGATGATGGAGATCGTGCCGATCTTCGAGGGCGGCAAGGCCGTCGATTCGGCCCGGGGGATCACCTGCGGGCCGGAGATCGACGTCCTGCTCGAGGCGATCGCCGCCGAGACCAACCACGTCCGCCAGGTCCTCGCCGTGCTCACGCTGGGGGCGTTTTTGCTCCAGCGGAACTACGACCTGAGCGACGACGAGCTGCGTCGGCTCCTCGTCTTCCGACCCGGCGACGAGGCGTCCGAGTCGATGCTCCGGGGAATCGTCGAGGTCGCGACGGGCAAACTCAACGCCCTGTTCGGGCGGGGGGCGCTCTCCGACCCAAAAGGACGCGCCGCTGGGTCGGGGTCTCCCTGATCGCCGGCGGCTGTCCGCACGTCCGCTTGCCGCTCGACCTGGCCGTCGAATCCGCCCGCGCCCTGCTGGCGGTGAAGCGAACCGTCGAGCCGTCCCAGTTCGCCCCCGAGCTGTTCGGCTGATCGGAGACCGACCGTGTCTACTGGACAGACCCCGCCCGAGTTGACGATCCCGATCGGCATGAACCTGGACGAGGTCAAGAAGGACCTCGCCAAACTCAAGGAGCTGCTCGCCCAGGCCGGCCAGGCGGGGGTGGCCGGGTTCGACGACGCCAAGAAGTCGGCGAGCGGCTTCCTGGACGTCCTCGGCGAGTTCGCGACCCATCAGGGGTATCAGGTCGTTAAAGACGCGGCCTGGGCGATGGCGGGAGCCTTCGACGAGGCGTATCAGCACATCCGCGGCGTGGCCCGGGAATTCACGCAGCTCCAGCAGGCGATGACGCAGGTCGCCGCCCTTCAGGGCCGAAGCAACTCCGACAAGTTCACGCGCGAGCAGGCCGACCTGGCCGTCCAGGCGAGCCTCAAGGCCGACGAGTGGACCAAGTTCCAAGAGCAGTTCCAGAGCTACGGCGGGGCGTTCATCGAAGGCCCTAACGCCAAGCTCAACGGCGACGACGCGACGAAGTATCAGCAGTACGTGGCCGAGTTCGCCAAGGCCCGCGGCCTGAACCCGTCCGAGGCGGCCCAGCTCGCCGGCGGATTGCTCCAGTTCCAGGAGGGGCCGACCGACGCATCGACGATGATCGACCGCTTCGGCAAGGTCTTCAAAACCCTCGAGCGGGCGCCCACGCCGGTCCCCCAGCTCCTCCCCCAGATGACCCGAGTCATGGCCCAGGGAGCCAGCCCGGAGGAGGCCTCTCGGATGCTGGCGATCATGTCCGAGGCGATGCCCGGCGAGGAGGAGACGGGCGTCACCAACGTCCTCAAGGCGATCCGCAACGCCCGCCTCGGCGGCAGGGGCGCCGAGCTGGGCGTGACGAAGGGGATGACGCCGATGCAACAGGTCCAGGCCGCCGCCGCAGCGATCCAGGAGCGCGTCGCCGCCGGCGAAGACCAGGACGCGTTGATGGCCGAGTACTTCCCGGACATCCGGGAGTACCGGGGCATGTCGGGCTTCCTCAACCGCGGCCTCCGCGGCGGCGGATTCGAGCGGACCGGCGCCTATCAGGCAGAGACCCCGAGCGACTGGGTGTCGACCGAGCTGGACGCCTGGGAGGCGTCCGACGGCGGCCGACGGGCGCGTCTCCAGGCCGAGGAGCAATGGCGGCGGATCATCAACGGTCAGGGACAGGCCGCCGGCGAGGAGGCCATGCAGCGAGCCCGCAACGCGCTGCTCGCCGAGGACCGTTTCGGGACGGCCGGTCCGTCCGACGCGATCCGCGGGCTGCTCTCGCCGATCGCCGGATCCCGGGACGACCAGCTCGTCCGCGAACGGGCCATCCAGGACGCCCTGGCCCAAGCCCAGGCCGCCGGCGTCGACGTGTCCGGATTCTCCGCAGCGGAGCGCAACGGCCTGCTGCCGGGCATGGGGGCCGGCTTCGGCCAGTCGGCCTACGCGGGCAATGAGATGCTCGTAAAGCTCCTCGAGGAGATCCGCGACAACACGGCCCGGACCGGCCCCGGCGCCGGCCGTCCCCTCAACGTCCAGCCCCCCAACCCCCGCACGAGGCCCTGACGCCATGGCCACCGCGCAAGAGGTTCACGACTGGATCGAGAAGTTCGTCCACGGCTTCGACTTCACAAGGCCCGGCCTGGACCGCTCGCTCGGCCGGGACATCGCCCACGAGGTCGCCGGCCAGATCGCGGCCAGGTCCTCGATCCTTCAGGACCCCGACGGCCAGGACTGGGACGAGAACGAGCCGATGTACCGAAAACGGAAACAGCGGTCCTACGGTTGGGACCACGCTCCGAACTACCGAACGGGTCAGATGCTCTCGCACGCCTCCCTGTTCGGCGATCCGATCGTCGAGGCCCGGACGATCGTGATGGTTTACGGCACGGGCGACCCTCCGGGCGGGATCTGGTCGCCGCATGACAACCGATCGGCCTCGGAGAAGCGTCAGGACGAGGCCGTCACCGACCGCGAGAAAGCCGCCTGGGCGACCGAGGGCGACGCGCAGAACAACCGCCCGGCCCGGCCGTTCTACGCGGTCGACGACTCGATCCGGGCGGCCGTGATTGAAATCTGCGCCGACGCCCTCCGGGAATACCTCATCACGGGGTCCTGATTCATGCCCTCGATCGCCTATTACGACGGATTCCCGCTGTTCGGCTCGGCCGTCTGCTGCCGGATGGTCCCCGACGCCAACGCCGGCCAGGCCGCCGCCTACTTCGGCATCCCGGGCGTCCAGTCGATCGACGGCGGCGGCCGGGGCCGGGCGTTCTTCATCTCGGGGGTCTTCACCGGGGCGACGACGCTCGACATCCGGGCGGCCGAGGCGGCCCTCGATTCCTACGGCGACGGCCGGCCCCGGGTCCTCATCGATACGTTCGGCACTTCCTGGGCGAACGTGATCTACAAGCGCGAATATCAGCCCGGGAACCGGCTGTTGTTCCTCCCCGACGGCGGCTACGCGCTCGACTTCAAGTGCATCTTCCGGGGCCTTTACTGATGGCCTTTTCGCAGTCGACGGTCTCCAACGTGCGCTGGTCGATCGACGGCGGCGGCCTCTGGGTCGCCTGGGACTCCTCGAGCCCGGCCGGGACGATCTATCAGGTTTACCTCGACGGGGCGCTCGCTTGGTCCGGGACGCGGACGCACTGCGCGCTCGCGCCGCCCCGGGGTCGGGTCCGCGTCGACGTCGGCACGGTCGCCGCCGGCGAGGGCTCGACGTCGTTCGCCGGCGATCTCCCGGCCCGTCCCGCCCGCCGGGTCCGGCTGACCTGGCCGGGCGCCGACGGCGTCGCGGGATACCGCGTCTACCAGTCGCCGACGGCCGGGGCCGCCGTCGGGACGACGCCCGTCGCCCGGCTCGCCGCCGACGGCGGGGCCGGGTCGTCCTACTCGTGGACCTCGGCCGACCTCGGCCGGGGGGACTGGTCGTTCGCCGTCACGGCCGTCGACCAGGTCGGCGACGAGAGCATCGCGGCGACCGCCTCAGCGACGATCGCCGGCCCTCCGAAACCGCCGGCTCGGAACGCCGCCGGCGACCGCCTGACGTACACGTACGACCCCGCGACGGGCGTGGCGGCCCTCTCGTGGCTGCCGCCGGAGTCCTGACATGAGCGCCAGTTTCGACGTCGACCCGTCCAGCTCGCCGCTGGGCGGCCCGGCCGCCCCCGTCCTCTGCTGCCTGTACGACGGCTCGATCTACACGCCGCTGGGCAACGTCGTCTGCGAGCGGATCGACGTCGTCGAGGGGGCGACGCCGCCAGTGGCTCGGTTTCGGTACCTGCTCGACGTCATCGCCGAGGCCGAGGGTTATCCGACCCAGTTCGAAGACCTCTGGGGGCCCGACGCTCACGGCAAGGGGGTCGTCAAACCCGACGACCGGATCGTCGTGTTGACGTACAACCCGTTCGACGAGCGGATCGTCCTGTTCGACGGCTTCGCCCAGACGCCCCAGGTGGACGTGCAGGAATCCGTCCAGCAGGTCACGTTCCAGGCCGTCGGCGTGGCCGCCCGTTGCTTCGACCAGCCGATCGCCGACCGCGTCCAGCGCGACAGCGACGACCCGACGTCGACCGAGTCGGGCGTCTCCGTCTGGGTCGACCTCCCGGTCCGGTTCAATCCCGGCGGGATCCCGAACCGCACCCCGGACGGCGCCGACGAGGGGGCCGACGAGCCGGCGACCGCCGCCCCGGTCTTCCTGGACGAACGGATGGTGAAATCGCCGGATCCGCGCAAATACTGGACGCTGGGGGACGCCGTCCGCTACATCCTCCGCGCGTACAACGACGAGGATTGGATCGCCAACCCCGACTTCGCCGGCCTGGTCGAGCTGCTCGAGTCCCGCAAGCCGCACAGCGACGGCGCGTACGACCCCGACGATTCGTCGACCTACGACGCCGAGCCGATCGTCGTCCGGGACTTCGACGCCTCCAACATGCCGTGGCCCGAGGCCCTGGCCGGGCTGCTCTCGCTCCACGGCTTCGGCTTCCGCTGGACGCTCGAGACCGAGGATGGAGCGCCGAAAAACGGCCTGGCCGTCTACCGCCTGGATGCGGCCGACCCCAACGCCGCCAAGCCCGTCGACCTCGACAAGGCCGGGAACCCGCTCGACCCGGCCCGCAACAACGCCTGGCGGTTCACGCTCTCGCGCGACTCCAACGCGATCGTCAACGCGTTCGAGCTCGACGTGCCGCCCCGCCGCGTCGAGGCCTCGTTCGTGCTGGCCCTGGGCTTCATTCCGCTCGACGGCGACGAGGCGTCGGGGACGCGGCAATCCTACCTGCTGTCGAACCTGGCCCTCCCCGGGACCAACGCCGAGGCCCGCGAGGCCTACCGGCTGTACGTCGCCGACGAGGATGGATCCGGGCACTGGAACCTGACGACGGAGGCCTGGGTCGAGGGCGAGCCGCTCGACCTGTCCGAGCTGTTCCCGTTCGACGAGGGCTCGGAGGACGTCACGTACGTCGTCCGCCGCCGGCCTGGGACGTCGACGCTGTTCTCGGTCGACGACGCGGGCAACCCGCGCAAGGTCCAGCTCGCTCTCTCGCGCGACTACGCCGGGGCCTGTCCGGCCGTCTGGGACGGGACGGGGAAATGGCAGCCGATCCGAAGCGGCTGGAAACTGCTGGACGACCGTCTGGGGATCATCGTGAGTTGCGAGGACCCCGAGGCCTGGGGGATCGGCGAATATTCCGGCGACGACCCCCAGGAGCCCTCCAAAACGCTCCGGGGCATCACCTCGCAATGCAACCCGGCCGCTCCCAACACGCGGTTCTACCTGCGGCTGACGACCGTGATCGAGAGCGACCGGTCCCCCGTCTGGTCGGCCGCCAAGCGGGCCGCGTCCCCCACCACGTTCGAGCGCCGCCGCCGGGTCGACGCCCAGGACCATTTCCGGCAGGACACGGTGTCGAAGTGGTCGGCGTTCGCGGCCGAGGGCGACGCCGGCTCGACCGACGTGGACGCCCGCGACGACACGGGGGAGGCCCTGGCGCTCGCCAGCCAGCTCCGCGCCGCCCACGAGACCGCGCCGCTGATCGGGACGATCATGATCCCCGGCCTGTCGACGGCCTTCGACGTCGGCGACCGGATCTCCCAGATCCGAGGCCGGGACGTCGACCTCCGGCGCAACGCCGCCGCCGGCGAGGGGGAGGCCCCGACCTATCCCCGCGTCGTCGCCCTGTCCTGGACGTTCGCCGACGGCCAGGCCACCGCCGTCAGCTTCACCGACCGCCCCGGCCGCGACCCCGAGGTTTGATACGAATGGCTGTCACCTACAACGTCTACGGCAACGACGGCGCCGGCGGCCCGGTCGACTATTCCACGCCGGTCGCGACCGTCTCGGCGACGACCTGGTCGACGTCGGCGCTCGCCGCTCCGGGCTTGCACCGGTTCGCGGTCCGGGCCGTCGACGGCGAGGAGGAGTCCAACGTCGACGCGGTCGCCGCGATCCCGCTCTCGGCCGCCGGGGTAGACCTCTCCGGGCTGCCGTCGGCTCCGATCCAGCTCGCCGCCGCACCCGCCGGCGGCGGGACGATCCGGGTCGCCTGGCGGCCCGCGTCCACCGGCCCGTTCGCGACCTCCTACCGGGTCTACGTCGGGACCGGCGGAACGCCCTCCTACACGACGCCCGTCGCGACCGTATCCCCCCGCGGTTCCGGCCTCCAGGCCGCGACCCTCACCGGCCTCACGGCCGGAACCGCCTACGCCGTGGCCGTTCGGGCCGCCAACGCCGCCGGCGAGGAGTCGAACACGACGATCGTCGAGGCGACCCTCGCCGCCGCCCCGCCGTCCGCCCCCGCGTCCCTCACCGCGACGGCCGTCTAAGCCCCTGGGATCTCGCCATGCCTCAAGACGACCTCCGAATCCTCCGGGCCCGCGCCGCCGCCCTGGACGGCCGCCTGGACGTCGAGGACGACCGACCCAGCCGCGACGCCGGCTCGCCCAGCTTCCTCTGCAAGGTCTACGACGGCGGATCGATGCCGTCGGGGGGATCCCAGGTCTACCTCGTCCACCCCGTCAATCTCGACGGCGACGAGACCGAGGGGGCGTCCGCGACTCCGGACGTCGACGCGGACCGGTCCATCCCCGTCGTCTTCCTAACCCAGCCGATCGCGGGCCAGGTCTATTCGGCGGTCTCGATCGGAGGCCGCTGGGTCGCCTCGCCCGGCGGCGGCGCCGGCCGCAAGGCCTGCAAGTCGACCACGGCCATCACGGCCCGGTCCGGGGCCACGCCCGGCGGCGGCTCCGTCCAGCCGCTCAAGAACGTCTCGGGGACGCTCACGAACGTCGGGGGGACGATCTCCGTGGGCAACCTCGGAGCGGCGATCGCGACCGGCAAATACTGCATGTACTGGACCGACGATTACGGCGCGGTCTGGGTCGAGCCGGAGGAGTGCTGACATGGGGCGCCGCACCTGCTGCTGCACGGTTTGCACGCGGACCTGGACCGTACTGGGGTGCTCCAACTACCCGCTCCCCGACGCCGTGGTCACGATGACGTCCTCGGGCGGGATCGTCTCGACCGGGACGACCGGGGCCGACGGCACCGTCGTCATCCCGCACGGCGCGTCGTCGGGCTCATGGTCGGTGAGCCACCCCTCGGGCCGATTCTTCACCAACTCGGGAACGTTCACGGCCTGCACCGGAGCGACCACCCAGACGGTGAACCTCTTCGCCGCGACCGGCTATCGCTGCTGCAACCTGTTCGGGTCGGGCGTCGCCAACCCGTACCCGGTCGCGACGACCTTGACCCTGACCGATGGCGGCGGGTCCATGTCCGTCGCCCTGGCGGCGACGTGCGATTTTTCCGTCTGCTCGCTGCGACCCAACGCCGACAACTACGCGGCGAGCTGCGACGTCGTCGCGGATCGGCTGTGCTACGACTCCGTATCAGGGACCAACGTCCAGCTCTACAAGCCGCCGACGATCGGGACGGGGTCGATCCAGGTCACGTACACGATGGCCAACACCGCGTCGGGCTGGCAGCTCACGCAGGCCTATTACTGGTGCGTCGGCACGTGCTACTGGGAAGGCGACTCCTGCCCAACCCCCACCGTCTCGACCAAGAACAAGGCCCGCTACTGGCGGGTGCCGATCGCCTGCGGATCGGGCAGCAGTGCCGGCGGGGCCTTGCTCAAATCGCACGTTTCGACCGGCTACACGATCAACTCGCTCAACCCGCCCAACGTGACGTTTCATTTTGCGAGCGGGAACGGCTTCGGCCCGTTCGACGTCATCCCCGGTCCGGTCTGTACGCCGACCCCGACGCCGACTGGGAATCCCTATTCCTCCGACGTGACGATCGCCGCATGAAATGCTCAAGCTGTCCGGTCGCCGGCGCGTGCGTCGGCCAGACCGCCGAAACGTCGTTCGCATGCGGGATGGCGGAACGTGGGCTCGAGTCCGACCGCAACTGGATCCGCCATGCCTCCGGCGAGGCCGAGACCCAGCCGGCCGAGGTCCTCGAGGCCCCGTCGTCGGCACCGGAGTTTCCAACGCTCATCGACCAGGTCGTCGGCCTGGTGGGGACGCTCGTGAGCTGGGCGCGGTCGGGCTTCTCGCTCGCGCCGGGGATCGAGCGGCGGCGGCGGCTGACGATCTGCCTGGCCTGTCCGCTCCTCGATCGCCCCAGCGGACGTTGCACGGCCTGCGGCTGCCTCACGGCGGTCAAGCCGTGGCTCGCGTCGGCCGACTGCCCGCAAGGCCGCTGGGGGCCTCCCGGGCCTTCGTAGGCCGGATCGGCATAAGTGGGCTTGCACGACGGCGCCCGCATGGTAGGATTGCCCCGTGCTCGGGAGCTGCTAGCGCTGTCCTCCTGTTCCTGACGGGTCCGGGCCCTGGAACGGGAGGAAACCTCGATCACAAAAAAGCCGCCGTCGGTCCGCGAGGACCGCCGGCGGTTTTTTCATGCGCCGGAAACCAAACCGCCCCACATGACGCGCAAGTCGTCGTGCGGGGCGGCTGGTCAGATCCATCAAGATTCCCACGCAAGCATAGCACACCGGCCCGACCGGCCGATGATTTCCCCGTCCGGGCCCCACTCCCGGCTTTGACCGACCGACTGACGACGACGATCGAGGCCCTGGGCGAGAGCCTGGGGCCTTCGTCGTTCAAAGCGAACCGCCTCGCGGGTCGACTTTGCACGGCTGACCCGCGAGGCGATTGGACCAGCCGCCGAAAACGCCGGGGCCGGCCGTTGTGAGATCGCCCCCGCGCCGTGCGCTGTACCTCAAGTATAGTTCCCCGCCGCTCAATGCGCCTCGACCGTGTAAACCCCGCGCTCGCCGGTCTCGGCCTGGTGGGCCCAGACGGCCGCCACGCACTCCCGCCAGCTTCGCCACCGTCCCGCCGACTCGGTCCCCGGGACCGGCCCGTCCCGGCTCCACAGGACCCACCGCCACCAACCGTCGCGGCCGCGATGGACGTGGTACTCGATCGGCCTCGGGGCGGCCGGCTTCGGTGCGATGGTCTGAGCCGTTGCGGTCATGGCGTGCGCTCCCGTCGGTTAGAGCGGGCGAGGGTCAAGCGCCGTCAGGTGCCTCCAAGCTTCGTCGCGGATCATGAAGGGGAGGCCGTCGTTGTTTGCGATCCTCCACGGCGAGGACGGCTGAACGAGGATCCCGGCCTCTATCAGACTGAGAACCGACGGGTCTTCCCAGGGCTTCAGAAAGAGGCAACGCGATCCCTGGTCGAGGAAGAGGTTCAGGACCCGACGCTCGTCGGGCGAGGCGCCGTCGACCCGCCGAGCCAGCCAGCTCGACCCCTCCGGCTTCTTCCGCCCGAATCGGAACCAGCCCATGACGTCCACTCCCCGGGGTGAATCGAGTCGTCCCGGGGAAGTGTACACCATCGGCCGTTCAGGCCTCGGGGTCGACGATCGACGTCTCCCAGAGCTTCAGGGTCTGCATGAGGATGTCGTAGTCGGCCTTCGTGATCTTCTTCCGGGGGAGCTGAATGGCCACGATCTCGGCCAAGGAGCTGAGCGGTACGTTGAGGGTCAGGGGCCGCGAATCGCCGGCGATCGGCGCCGTCGTCCCTGGCGAGATGTACTGGCCGTTCATGGGGGTCCTCGCTGCCGACGTCGCATCGGCGGCGGCCGCATCCCTGTCGGCCTCGTCCGCCGAGACGTCGCCCAGGATACCCTGCTGGTCCAGGCGGGCAAAGAGGATTGTCGACAGGTAGACTCTCACCGCATTCCGGGCCGCCTCGTCCGTATAGTCCTCGTTCAACCTCAAATGGTTTTGGAGGATCGTCTGGTCGAGGACCTCGGCCCCGAACTCGCCCCATAGCATCGCGTGGGACTTCGGAAGAAGCGCCGCATGCCTGATCTTCTTGTCCCGCTCGGGCGAGCGTTCGAGCGTGTCGGCGACGATCTTGTGGCCGTCGTCGCTGATCCGGATGCGTCGGCCGTCGCCGCCGCCTTCGTCGTTGATCAAGCCGTACTTCTTCAGCGCCGCGACCGTCTGCGTGAAGCTGCTCCCCTTCTCGCTGTAGCCGAGGAAACTAGCCGCCGTGGGCATGTGGATCGGGCTGCGCCTCGCCTTCTCGTACAGGATCCGCGTCTTCGAGATCGCCGATTCCAGGTCGATGAAAGGGGCGTTGCGAGCCCCGCTGGAGTTGGGGGCGACCCGCAGCTTTTCCAGGACGGCCATGATCTTCGCTCCATCGAAAGAAGACGTGTTCTCCTAACGGGGCGAAGTAATAGCTCTTCCTCGGTGAGCCGTCAACTCCGTTTTCGGCTCGCCGAGCCGGCGAGCCGACGGCTCACCCACCGTCACTCCCCGCCGGTCCATCGCTGTGGAGTCGCGGTCTCGTCGATAATCCCCGCCGCCGCCGCGCGGCTCCGGATCCGCTCGATCGCCGATCGGCATTCGCCGTTGCTGTGATATCCCGGGCCTGAGACGGCGACGATTTCCGAGCTCGCCGCCTGCATGCGCCAGCGGTATTCGCCCACGTCGTCCCTGTAGATGTAGAAATTCATGCGGTGAATCCTCCTCGAGACATGAAACCGATCGTCCGCCGCCGCTTGTCGCTATCTCGGCCGTCGCGGCTCGCGTCCCTCGAGGACGTCGTCGACGGCCGCCGCGACGACGAACGGATTGATCGGCCGCCCCTCGTCGCGCTGACTCCGCAACACGGCCTCCATGAGCTCTCCGCGCCGCAACCGGCCGCCCGCAGACTCCAGGGTCGCTTGCGCCGCCCCATAGGCCCTCGGGTAGTCGTGAGACCTCGCGACCCGCTGGTAGAAGGCTTCACGCCGCCAGAGCCAGACCCGCTGGTCGTCCCTCCATACGCCGATTGCCACGACGGCCGCGCCGATCGCGGTCAAGGCAAGGACGATCGCTTCGGTCACTCTGGTTCTTCTCCCGTCTCCCCATCCCGCAGTCACTCCCCGCCGGTCTGGTCGGTCAGCCGATCAAGGACCGCTGGGAATCAACTTCAAGACCGGTGATGATCGCGATTCCCGGTATTCGAAGAACGATCGTTTGCCGTTCATCCCCGTCTGATAAAAGGCACCGGTTTCGGTCTGGTCGTGGATCGAGAGATATGCGCTTTCGGCGTCGACGTGAAACAACACCCTGGCAGCACCGCGACCGTCTCCCAGCAAGAACCCAGAGCCGACCGGGCCAGCGCCGTGAAGACCGGCTCGGGTATTATTGCGGTTGTCCAGGATATTGAGACTGGTCGATGACAGCTCAAGACGGGCTCGATCTTCCTGGGCGTTGTGAATTTCGATCCTTCCCTCCGACTCATCCTGACGCCCGGTAGTGCCTAGGACTACCGCATCCTTGCCGCCGTCTCCCACCACGCGAATCTTATCGGCAATGATCTCAGAAGCCCGAATCGACAGCGCGTCAATGTGGGATGACGCAAGGTCCGTCGTGGGATCGAGGAGGGTCGCCCTTATGTCTCGCGGAGATCGAGAATGCGCCGGAAATGAATTCCAGGCTTGCCAGGCACCCAGCCCAACCAGAAGGACGGCCAGCACCCGGTTCCGTCTCTCAAGCCTCCGCAGTCGGACCTCCAGGTCGGAGGTTTGAGACGCGACCTCGAACGTCGGAGGATCGCCATTAGGGGGCTGGGACGCTTGATAGGGGAACTCGCCCCGACATCTCGCGCATCGAACCTTCGCCCCCTCGGCCGGCGGCACCTTCGCCTTGCCGACCAGCCCGCAATGCGGACAGACGATCTCCATACGGTCCATCAGGCCTTGCCTTTCCTCGGTTTAGGCGGCGCGTCAGGAGATTCGGGGCCGGAGAGCTTCGCCGCTTCGGCTGCGACGTGCTGCGCGTAACGCTCCTGAAGCACAGGACGCAGGATTTCGGACATCACGTCGACAGCCATTCTCCTCTCGAACGCCGCCACGATCGCTGCGAGTTCGGCCACATCCTGGGCCACACGAACCTGCGCCGAAGTAGGGCCTTTCTTCTTCGCCACGGGCGGTCTTCTCTCAAGAACGGTCGCCATCGTCGTCCCTTTCCACATTTGTCACGTTATCACGCCGCCACGGAGCCTTCCACCCTAAGTCTAGCGAGGAAACGGCTAAGATCAATCGCACTGAAAAATTACATGGCTATTGACGACGCGTAACTTTGTCACTAATATTGGATCGTCGGTCGCAAAGTGCGGCCGGCTTCGAAATGCGAAGGGCCTCGACGACTGGAACTCGCCGAGGCCCGTAGGTTCGCGAAAGGCAGGTCACAAACCAATGGCTACTGTACTCCGGTCCGCCTCGAAAGCCAAGGCCGCCAAGCTCCCCGAGATCGTCCGCTGCTGCGACTGCCGATGCCCGATCGAGGACGAGACCCGGGCCGTTCTGGCACCGATGCCCGTCCGATGCGACACCTGCGACAACATCCGCGAAGCCCGCACGGCGCTTGAGGAGATCATCGACTCGGCCGACGAGCGGTTGATCGAGGAGGCCTTGAACTGGCTCCAGCTCGCCCTGACCGATGCGGCGATCTTCCGTTCGGCGAGGGCCCGGCGCATCCTGGACGATGCGGTTTACCGGGCGATCGAGGTCGCCAATGTCCGTGAGGTCCGCGACCCGGTCATCGTGGGCGGCGAGGACGATTACGACTTCTGACCCAGGGAGGGGGAGGCCTCGCCATGCCGGTCGGACCAGTGGGTTACGCGACGGACAGGCTCGCCCGACGGCACGACGAGGTTTTCCCCGGATCGACGTGCAACGGCGCGTTGATCCTCCGGCATCAGGTCCGCGTCCCCCGGGAGGCGGTCCAGGACGTTTTCGAGTGCTCCCGGTGCGGCCGGTGGAGCTTCTACGGTCGGAGAAGACGAGCGGCGATCAACGAACAGAAGCGGCGGCAGACGGAATCACAGGTGAAGCCGATGAAACTCAGGATTTCGGTCCATCGGAAGAACGGGGCCCCGAACTACGGGTCGGACGGGGTCGGCGCGGAACTGGAGCTGGAGCTGTCCGACGAGCTGGCCCGCGACGCCAACGCCGTCGTCCAGCACGGCAGCTACTGGTACGGCTCGCTCGAGCGGATGGTCGACGACCAGCTCCGGCGGATGTCCTCCCAACACAACACGCCAGCCGTCGGCGTCAACAGCAACGGCCATCACTCGCCGTCGGCTCCGGCTCCGGCCGCGATCCCCGCCCCGGCGCCCATCGCCGGCGGGGCCCCGGCCGGATACCAACAGCCGCCGGCTCCGGCCCCAGCTCCTCGGCCGTCGGCTCCGGTCGGGGGAGAGCGGAACGACGCCCCCAGGAACGGACGGCAGTTGCTCGGCTGGGCGAACAAGGTCGGCAAGTACGACGACCTGATGGCCCTGGCCAAGTCCTGGGGCCGTGGCCGGATCAACGATTGGTCGGCCGACGACGTGGCCCACGCCTACCAGCATCTGGCCCGGCCAACCCCGCAACCGTGGGGAGGAGGCTGAAAAGCAACGCCGGCCGGCTGATTCCGGCCACCCGGCCGCCCGACCTGGCCGAAATCGGCCGGGTCGGTCTGGCCAAAGTCTACGGTCTGGGGCCGCATCCGCGCATTTTCCGGCGGGATCGGTCCGGTAAAGGGTAGGGGAGGGGGGTTGACGCCTTGATTGGCCGCCCGACTCCAGGTATGAGTGATTTCGCAATCTTCGGCGGATGACGGTTCGCCAGGATTATCCGTACACCTCGGCGGCCCTAACAGGCTGCCTTGGCTCCCCCGGCCGGGCCGTCACTCGGCCGGGGGGACCCACAACCACACCGAGTTTCGGGGCTTGTCGCCAAACTTCCCCCGCGACTCGGTCAACGCCAGAGTCACTCCGATGTCTTTCACCGCAGTTCCACGGGGCGCTCCCCCGCCGGGCGTCCGTGCGCCCGTGCCCAGAAGAGGGTATTGCCGCTCTCCCAAGCAACTCGTCGCCCGCGCCGATCTGACCGACGCGGCCAAGATCCTCTTGGCGGCGCTGGCCGGTCTCTGCTGGGGCGACAATCGGGAGGGAACACCTTCCATCTACCATATCGCCGACGCTTGCGGCTGGGCCGGTAAGACGTGGAAGGTTAAGCGGGCGATGACCGAGGTCGTCAAAGCTGGACTGGTGGACCGATTTCCATGCTCTGACGCGCCGGGCTACGTCTGGACGACGCGTCTCCTCTACGATCCATCGGGATACGACGACGTCCACGACGACGCCGAAAACCCGTCCGTCCGCGTCTTTGACCCCAGCGCGCCAGCGCCCCAACCCCAGGGCGCAGGTGCGCCGACCCCAGAGCGCCAGTGCGCCAACCCCAGGGCGCAGGTGCGCCGACCCCAGAGCACTGGCGCTACCCCTTCTTCTAGAAGTATTCAGACTGTCTTAGACCTTGTAGACGACGTAGACGCCGGAACGTCGCCGTCGACGGTTTCGACGACCATCGAATCGGAGAACCCAGTCCCGATAGTCGAGAATGCAATCCAGGAGAAGACAAGCCCGGACCCAGATCCGGCTCCGGCAGCCGACGCCCAGGACGTTGCCTGTCTGGCGGTCGTTGCTGCTCTCGTCGAGCGTGCGTCGAAGCTGTGGCCGACCCAGGCTCCGGAGATGAGCCTGCGAGTCGGCGATCTGGTGGATAAGAGTCGCAGTCTCGGCTATGAGAGCGACGGTGCCCGGGCGGCGGTTGAATACGCCTACCGGGCAAAAAAAGGGCCTGGACTCGCGTTCTCAATGCTTACCGAGTGGAGTTCACACGGCAAGTCGCTCGCCGATCTTCGGTCGTATCTCGCGGCGCTGGCACCCAAGCCGACGTCCCGCGTCGAGCCGGTGTCGAAGCCAGTCGAACAGTCTGGGCCCATCGATGACGAGGACCTCGCTAAAGACCTCGCGACGGCGCGGGACAGAACCCAAAGCCTGCAACAGAGGCGATGGGCGGCAGCCAGGGTCCGGCTTGCCGCCGCGCAAGGCTACCTCAAGAACGAGAACCTGGACGGTCTTCCGCCGCCGGAGGCGCAAAAAAGAACCGGCTGCGGGGCCTGTCGCCAAACTTCCCCCGCAGCCGGTGCCAGAGCGTTGTATTCGAGCCGAATCCTAGCCTAA